GTCTTACTTTTTCATCTTCCTTGTTTTTACTTGAAGATGTGAAAGACGAAATTTGCGTAACTTGTGAAAAACATAATGGTCGCTCTTGGGTTTCTATCCAAGTTTGAGTTAATTTCATTATGTTTATAGTGTCGGCTTTCAAGTCCGGCTTGGTTGGGTGCGGGATAACATCATTTGTGGTGTTTTCTCAGGTATTTCGACGGTCAAACGGCGTTTTTTTCGATGTTTTTCTTCGCTTGTTCAGTTCGTTATCTTTTATGGTAAACGCGTTTATCATAGTATGGTGGTGTTTCCTCAGGGTTTTTGATGGTCAAACGGCGGGTTTTCGATAGATTTTTTAAAACCTCTACCATAGGGGTTGTTGTTAAAGGGGGTTTTTTTAATAATGAAAGTAATAGTTTTATCATTTTCTTCTTTCATGGAATAATCAATACCCGCATTTTCAAAAATTTTGCGAACATCATACTCGGATGGTGATGGTGGTGTTTTCTCAGGTATTTCGACGGTCAAACGGCGTGTTTTTCGATGGTTTTCTTCGCTGGATTGTTCAGTTCGTTCTCTTTCTTTGATGGTCAAACTGCGTGTTTTTTTTTCTTTGCTGGATGATTTCTTCGCTGATTCAGTTCGTTTTCTTTTAGGTTGGACTTCCATATATATATATATATATTAAATATATAAATGAGTGATAGAACCGATAGAGCTACCCCGCCAATAATTCCGGACAATACCTAAACCCAAATAACCCGGATGAACTGGACAAAATACGATTTTTCACCGGGAACAATAGCATCATAGAAATTGAACAAATATTCAAAATTATTCAACTCCCGTTTATCATGCAATAAACGGGAATGACACGTTCAAAAAAGAAATGGGCAAATTATTGAAAGTCGCATCATTGTCGTTGCCGTTTCAAAAAGCAATTGTACCGGTTGTTGTGAATATCGTGTCTTTTTTAGTGAATTTATCACCAAACAACAATAAATTGATTGAGTTCATTGAAAAATACCAAATCAAGCAACAGAGATTCAATCAAAAATGTAATACTCCAGATATTGTGGATAATCAACATTTTATAGACGGGAATGGTGTAAAGAATCAAGTGAAATGATTGTTGGTTTGTTCATGGACATTTGGTTGCCGACACGTAAAAGACATAGTTCCACGAAACGTAAATCAACACGTCGTTCCAAAAAGCGCAGTAAAAAACAATAAAAAATAAAACAAACAAAGAATATATGTTTGAGGACAGGAAAAATTTTTATGAAATTTTAGGTGTTCCAAAAACAGCTACGCCGACAGAAATCAAACAGGCCTACCGACAATTGTCATTCAAATTTCATCCCGACCGGAACAAGGACCCCCATGCACAATCCATCTTTCAAAGTATTGGTGAAGCGTATGAAACATTAAGCGACCCCTCGAAAAGACGCCACTACGACAAAGAATTGGTATTTGGCGAAGGAATGATGGGAAACGGAGGAATATTCATGGGGGGGGACGAAATCAACATAAATGAAATGCTGAATATGATGTTTCACGGGGCAACAATGGGTGGTGGTCCTATAGGAAGAATGCCCGGCATTCACGTGTTTGAAATGAATTCCACCGCATCGTATTTGACTCCTCTCGTCAAACCCATTGCCTTAACTTTGGAACAATGTTATTCCGGGTGCACCATACCGGTTGAACTCGAGAGAACAATTACACATCACGAATTGGAAATCCCACGCATTGAAAAGGAAACCATATACATTGACGTCCCTCCGGGTATCGACAACAACGAAAGTATCATCATAGAACATAAGGGAAACATTGTATGCGGGAAACGCGGAGAATTGAAAATTGTAGTGCAAATCTTACCCCATGCTTATTTTCATCGTTCCGGTTTGGATATCATGTTCAAAACCAACATTTCCTTGAAAGAGGCACTCTTGGGAACCACCATCAGTTTCCAGCATTTGAATGGTAAGTTGTACAATATAACATCAACCCCCGAAATCATTTATCCCGGCATGAAAAAACAAATCAGTGGTCTAGGTATGAAGCGACCTGGTAGCAACAATGTAGGCAATCTTTGGTTTGAATTTTGTATAGTGTTTCCTCATTCGTTGACGGATTCACAGAGAGAAGCGTTGCAACAATGCTTGTAATTCATTGTTTTATCCAATGATTTCCAAATCTGTCAATTTCCAAAATTCGCCACTACTATCCGGAAACGGACGCCAAATGATGAACGGCAATACTTTTTGTTCAAATTCTTCAGTGGCAATCATTTTTTCTGTCATGTTGGGTTCGAACGGAATCAACGGTTCAGCGCCATGTTCCAATTGCTGGGCACGAACACCTATAATATGTGTTCTTTCGTATTTTCGTACAAATGGTTCCGTGCGATGAAATGGGTCGTCAATGACGCCTGCCTCGTTTTTTTGCAACACGGTCAAACGTTGGATTTCGTCGTGGGAAGGCATTTTCAATTGAGGATGAAAGGACGATACAAAATCATCGCGTGTTTGTGTGTCGATTTTTTGAAAAAAATCTTCGTCCCCGTAATCTGTTTCAAAATCGCTGGTGTCGTCGTTTGGGTCTTCCGGTTGCCGTGTTGGCTCGGCATTGAATATTTGTTTCGCAATTTTGTCGTCGTCGTCAACGTCGACGTCATCCTCGAGTTCGTTGGTATTGGTATTGTCTGTGTAATAATCTTCTTCCTCTCCTTCGAATTCCTCCATGTTGAACATTATATATAGAATGGACGATTATATTAATTCTCTATATAATGTTTATTTATTTCAATTTTTAACCGGTCAAATCATGGCTTCCAACATGGTCTTGTTTCGGTGGCAATTGGGGCACAATGCTTGAAGATTGTCGATTTCATTGGAACCCCCATATTGCAAACGAACAATATGGTCCACTTCAAATGTGGCCGGTAAAATGTCCTGGCATTTTTTGCATTTCCATTCCTGTTGTGAAGCCACGTATTTTTTTTTGCTGTCGGAAACAGAACGTTTTCCCATGTTTGTATGTTTTTCCGTGGATTTGCTCGTAAAATCCAAAACGGGGTCCATCCACAGTTTGACATTTTTATCAACGGGTAAATGTTTGATGTATTCGTGAGTGGTAAGAATCATATCTTTGGTGTTTTCTGGGTTTCGTTTCAGAATCCAACATAGAAACAAAAATCCCACGGCAACGCCGGCCATTTGATAATATTTTTTATAAGTGAGCAACAGTTTGAGATACTTGCCGTCCGTATAAATATGCGCAATCCAAACCGCGGCAATCAAAAACAATACGATTTCCAACCGCATTTTTCTATATTATTGTTTCAGGTTTTTAATTGACAAAAAAGGGATAAACATTACAACCCAATACAAAAAAATGGATTTAGAAACCATTGCCAATATTATTTCCAGAATGGAAAAAACCAATCACATTGAAATTTTACAGATTATTAGTAAATACCCGTCCATTCCTTTGAATCCCAAATCCGATGGGTTTCGATTTCGCTTGGACCTGTTTCCCCGAGAAGCAATCGACGAGATTGAAAAATACATCGAATATGTACAACAACAAGAAACTGCGTTGAACGTTATAGAAACACAAAAGGAGGAAATCAAACGAGATTTTTTCGACAAACCCAATGCTTGAGGGGGGGAGGTCATTCCAACGATGAAATCAGCATTTTTTTTTCGGGAGAATCACAGTGGCCGTTGACTCGCATCAACAATTCCATCAATACGACGAGAACCTTGGTTTCCGCCAATGGATTGGCTGGTTTTACATTGTAGACGTGGAACAAATAAGAATCAAACATTTCCAGAATTGCCGATTGTGAATAATCGTTGAATAAATACACACCTTTGGCTTTGATGTTCTTTGTAGCGATTACTTTGAACACCATATCGTTGCGGTTTTGCGCGTGACCAATGTAACCTACGGGATGGGTTTCCACGGTGGAAGGAAGCCAAGCCGATTGGCGTTTGGTCATGTCCGAGTCTTGGAGGAAGGATTGTTTGGTTGATTCCAGCCATTCGTTTTTTTTGTTTTTCACGAGAAAATGGAATTCTCGTTGGTCCTTGTCGTACAACACAAGCCATTTGTTGTTGATTGTGTTTTGCTGAATATATTGTTCGATGTCCTTGCTCCATTCTAGATGGTGGTGGTCTCGTGCAATCTCCTTTTTCACGGCTATGGACGATTCATCCAAATAATGGTGAATCAACGCTTTTTGTATTTGTTTCTCAGGTACTTGAAGGAACGTGCGGGCGAGGTGGCACGCTTCTCTCAAATAGGATATCCATTCTTTGTCCTTGGGTTGTTCAACCGACTTGGTTTCGTCGTCTTCGGAGGCTTCCGTCAACAATGTCTGGAGTTCATCTATAATGTTGGGGAGAGTGGCCTGAGACATACGACTGCTGCGTGGCGATTTGTACAAGAATACTTCGTCTCGCGTGAAACCGCGTGGAAATTGTCGTTCGTATAGAGTGGCACGTTCGTTGGGCAATTCCAACGGTTGAAATACTATGTATTTTTTGTCCGTGGGGGATTCTTGGCGAATCAACAAGCGACCTTGTCTTCCATAAACATCATAGAGATATTCCACGGTATCGTCCGCCAACGTTTGTAGCGCATACTCAATTTCTTCTCGGGGAGCGCCGAATCGTTGTATGATTTGCGAAACTGTATAGACCACAATGTCTTGACTACGAAACAAGTTGCGCAATCGTTCCATCCATTTGGCCGCATTGAATTTCAAATAACTTGAATTGTAGGTTTCGGCATGAGGTTCCAATGGTCGATTGCTGATGCATTGATAATCGCAACGCTCCATGTAGTCGCACATGCCGCTGTAAGGTTGGTCGCCGATGGCATACGTAATTGTTTGTTGCTCGTTGGACAGCAACAACTGTACATTTTGGTTCATGTTTTCTCTACTCATGTCATGTTGTATGGTGTTGAGTCGACAATCCACTGAAATTTCTTTGAGAATGCGATTCACTTTGCCGATTTGTATGGCCTTTTTCTCGGCATAACGATACAAATACAGGTCGGCCGTTTCTCGGGATGCATGATGGGCGGGATACACGGCGGCATGCATGTAGATTTCCACGTTCCTTTGTGCAAAGGGCAAGGAACAATGACTGCCGTTTCGAACACCGCGCCCAATGATTTGTTCGAGACGATTCATGGTGTACCAAGGATTCAAAATATGAATTTGACGAATGAATTTGAAATCCAGACCTTCGGACCCAGCGGTTGAAATGAGAATCACTTTGACATTGTCGCCGTTTTTGTTCTCGGTGCGAGAGAGGAGTTTGACATCTTCGGCGTTGTTGGGTGACAAGGAAGACACTCCCGTAATCATAGTGTACGACATTCCTGGACGTTTTTTTTTCGAGCTCCATAAATTGGGTCGTTTGAATCTTTGAAATCCTCGTTCTTCCAAGGCGAGGGCTAGCGGTACAATGCCCCCCCATATGTATTCCGCAAAAATCAAAATCACTCCAGACGATTTGTCGACAATGTTGAGTATGGTGTTCATTTTGGTGCTGTATTCACCGATTTGTTCCGGTTTGAAAATATGTGGGACATTTTTTTTGTATTCGAATTGCAGTTGTTTGTCTTTGTTTTCACTAATGTTGACAATTTGTTTCAGTCCTTCTTCTCCCAAATTCACTGTCTCACCAGGAAACACGATATCCATGGCTTGCGACAATTGTTGCAAGTTTTTGTATCCCCATTTTTTCTCACCTTCTATGGAGATTTCCGTGGGTTCTTCGTCATTGTCGTGTTTGGGAAGACTCTCCGTCTCCAGCATAGATTGTAGATAATCGTCGTAGGCGCGATGTTGAAAATTTGAGAGAACACTGGTTCTCACATCGGTATGTAATATTTTAGTGTTTTTATTTTTCTGGTTGTGTGGTTCGCCATGAATTTGTTTCGTTGGATAAGTCATGTTCAGTATGGAAAACGAGGATTGATTCGGGATTTGGCGAGGATAAACACGAAAGGGAAAGTAATATGGATTCTCGCCGCGAACGAATGAAATGTAACCCGTCAAATTGTCAATGAGGACCTGTTTATTTATGTCACCCGTCTTTGAATCAAAGACTTGTCCTTGAGTTATGTTGGTGCGCCGGTCATTGGTCAACAGTAAATTCGCCAAGGAAATGATTTCTCGCGGGGAATTGTATACGGGCGTGGCCGACAACAGTATCAACCGCATATTCGTGGCAACTTGAACCACGTAGGTTAGTAAATTGATTATTTTTCCCGAATTGTTGTTTTCATTGATGGTTCGTATATTGTGGACTTCGTCGATAATGACCAAACGATTGTCGAATTCGTGATGTATTCTATTTTCTATGGTGCGTTTTTTGTCTCCAATTTCTGGCTCTTTCAACAATTCGGCGATTAAATTCGCCAATTCCAAGTAACCGCGAAAATCATAATAGCGATGTATGAGGTGTTTCATTTTCTGCGAAATAACTTCGGGGGATTCTGTCGAGTACGGGTCAATCTCTTTCAATAATTCTTTACCAACGCACGACTGAATGTTCCATGTTTTGGTTTGGGAGTTAAATTCCAATATCGTGTCGTCAAACAATTGACGGCGAAAATTATCCTGCACATTGGGAAAAGCCACAATCATAATTTTTTTGCGGAGATTCAATTGCTTGATGTAATAACGCATTTCTTCGGCTATACCGATAGCCGAGCACGTTTTCCCAGTACCCAATCCATGATACAACAACAAACTGTTGTATGGTGTTTGTTGCGAGAGGAAATAACGAACGAATTGTTGATGAGGCAAAATGTCGTACTTGGATTCGCATGAATTTTTTGCGTGCTCCTCCACATTGTATAGTTCCGTTTCGAATGGAATTTCCGCAAATTCCTTTCTCTCGGCTAGATTGGCTTGGAAATCGTGGTCACCAATGTATGGATACAAATATTTTGGTTTCTTGATTGGCGGAGTTGGCGGAGTTGGCAGAGTTGGCGGAGTTGGCGGAGTTGGCAGAGTTGGCAGAGTTGGCGGAGTTGGCAGAGTTGGCGGAGTTGGCTGTGGTTCGTTGGCGATGGCGATTGGTGGTTCGTTGGCGATGGCGATTGGTGGTTCGTTGTCCACGATAGGAGGATACGACAGAAAGGAAGCCTCGGAAGGTATAGAGAGGGGAGACAAGTTTTGCGTGGGTATTTGTTCGACGGGTGGAATACGATTTACACATGTGCCATTTTTACAACGACTACCTACAGGGCATCGTTTCCCCTTGCCGCATTCTAGTATCAATGGTGGTTGTTTCATGGTTGTCTTTTGTTTTTGTTTTCGTTGCACTGCGACAGGAACACACCAAGGGACGGAATCAATCGTTTGTTTGTTGAATCCATTGGGGCATCGTTTTCGGTTCCCAAGCAACATAGATGTACCAAGTTGGTCTGGTACCTTATTTGGTGATTTGTTCCAAACCCATTTTAATTTACCATTGACCAATTGCATACTCCCGGGTTTGCATTCGTTGTTTTTTTTCCTGGTTCCTTTGGGGCATCGGTTGTTCGTGGTTATTTTTCGCGTGCCTTGGGGCGGGGGAATCAACGAAAGGGGAGACAACGAAGTGTCTGGCGAATTCAATTTGGACAAGTGAGAAGGCAACGAGGACGACAACGACAAATCTGCGCGAGGAAACAAGTTCAAGGATATCTCCCACAACAATTGACCAAAATAATTGGTAATGAAAGATTTGGACAACAATTGTGTCGACAATTTCAATCCTTCTTCCGCCATACGACGACATTCCGCATCGTGTCTACGACACCATTCCACTACTTGTTTCAAATTCGACAAATCTCCCTCGATTTCCAAAAAATGTATTCCCGGTTTCAACCAATGGTCCGCCCACGACAAATAAGGACTCTTAACACGTAAAATAAGTGAACCGGTTCGCATGGTTTTCAATAACCGATAAGCATTCACATTCCCGTCTACATGAATGATGTATTTGTAATGACTTTGTTGTTCCATGCTTAAAAAATCCACAGGATGGATATTCGTATTGAGCATTCCCAGACCATATTTTGGGTCAAATTTGATTGAACGACTGTCAATCGTCGTTTTTCGTTTGTTGGGCGCCGTGATTCCCGCATCGACGAGATGCGACAACACCAATGACAACTCTGCCAATTTGATGCGCGGATTTGTTTCGGTAGTGTATCCACATCCGGATGGCCCTCCACGAAATACAGCCTTGTCAATCGTCTTTTGATTCCAAGCCACAACAAACGCTTCATATTCACTATGATGTTTCTCTTCGTGAAGAACCACATCAATGTCGTCGTAATTGGGAATCGGAATATCACAATAGCGGTCCTGTCCCGACATGGTTAAAATGGGAATCATGCGTCCCAGAGGCCCCAGCGGAATGTCTCCCGTGACGTTAGGAAACGGCGATGTTTCGTCCTCTCTCAAAATGAGTGCATCGGTAAAATTCAAAATAAAAACGCCGGGTGGAAAATGGCCAGTATAGTTTTGCAACAAATGATGATATTCGTTGACTGTCGACCGTATTTCGTTGTTGTATTCTTTGGCGATGCATTGCAAGACGCGTACGGGTTGTTTGAATTTTTCGCGGATGAATCGTTTTTGTTCCATTGTAATCCATTTGTTTTCGCGGAGAGAAGGTAAATGTTGTTCTTCAATGAATCGCGAAAACAACGGAGACGAATCGGTGACTTGCAATTTGTAAATCGCCCATTTGTCATTGTTGTCGATGCAGAGCATATAACAAGGATGGTGCAGAACATCATAGATGTAATGAAGAGTATTCTTCAACGCTTCCTCGTCCATTGCCCATTGCGAACATTTGATTTGAGGGGGAAAGGTGTATTTTCTTTCGTCAATACTATTTCTATGGTGTTTGTCCGGGGGGTGGTATGGAACAAACGGTCTGGCGGTTTCCAATGCCTCGTTGTATGTAATTAAACGTTTCATTATAATATTCTTCTAAAATAAAAGACAATTGTCTATTACAACCGCCTATTACGAGAAAAATCAAAAAATTTTACAAATATTATAATGAGATATACAAGAATCAATGTAACGTATAATTTTTTTTTTTTCAGTATTGTAATCGCGAATGCATTCTAAACATTCATCCAGTGTTTTCCATTCCATTTTCAAAACTTCTTCTTGTTGGAAAGACTGGCGAAACGATATACTGTCGTCGTAATCGATGAAAGCTAAAAAATACTTGTGTTTGTAAGATTTGTAGTTGGACCCCATGAAATTTTCTTCGAATGGAAACAAATTTTGCAGGGGAGTCAATATTTGTGTTGCATACCCCGTTTCTTCTGTGAATTCACGAATCGCACAGTCGAAATCTTTCTCGCCGTGGTCGCGGCGTCCTTTGGGAAATCCCCATTCCGGTTCGGTCCACAAGGGATGACGTTGGAAACTCTCGTTCAACATTTGTTCCAATGCACCCGAGTTTTTCAGTTTCATGAATTTGTCTCGCGAAATTCGTTCTTCCGTATTGTATTGGACCTTTTTTTTTTTGTCATTGAACCCCCACAATTCTGACCACAACTGCTCAAACGAACGGTTCAAAATTTTTTCTTTCTCTTCGAGAGTCATTTGTTTGAACATGTTCATGATGTAATAATGATTTGATACGGAATATTTTCCGCGCATGAAATCAATGAATCCCAGTGTATCTTTTCGGCAAATCATCAAATATTCCGGTGTTGTTGCGTTTTTTGACCATCGAAAAGCAACAACACCCAAACTCGTTATGGGCGTTTTACATTGAGTGATTCCGTGTCCTTCTTTTCCACAATTGTTGCAAAAGGTAAAATCGTTCTCTTTCCTCATATTCTATTGTGTTGTTGTTAACCGTTTATATTGATTGTTGGATGAGGGAAGTATTAAAAAATGGGAATGCTGTTTATCAATTGATTGTTCTTGTTGATGATGAGATTGGCGGAATAGCTCGTCGATTGTTTTGCGCCGGGTGGGATTTTGGAGTAACCATACATGGCAGTGGCGGGGTCGGTTGCTGTCAATGTTCTCGTGAACCCGCTAATGTAAATGTCTAAATTTCTACCGAAATTGATTCCCCATACATTGCTTACGGAAGAACACGAAATGCTCGGGTTGGGCATTCCATTTGTTTGGAAACTGAGAACCAATTTACCGTCAATGTAACAATCGACAATGTTTACATTCACACTTACAATAACGTAAACCCAACGTTGAATTCCTAAATTGTTGGTAATGATTTGAGTATTTTGTTTGTCGACAGTGCAAGGGTCGGTAATCCCTGTAGCTACAGAAACACTCAGACTGGGAGTCGTATCGGGCAAATCCACACTAAACAAATCGTTGGTACTGTTGGAGCATTTGAATATGTTGGCCGGAGTTGTTCCTGGCCAACTATTGATGTACATCCAAAAACTATAACTAAATATGGAACTGTTGGGACTTGCGATATTTGAGGTAATCGGTGGGGTGGAATTCATCAACCACATGGTTTGACTTATGGACAAAGTTTGCTTGAAGTAATTGACGTACACATAATATGATAAAATTATGATAATAACACCTAAAACAATAAATAAAATGATATTCGTTGTCGTCATTCAATTATATAATAAATAAACATTATAGAGAATTGTAAATTTGAATTATTTTTTGGGGTATCGTCGTACAGTCGTAGTGCGCTGGGAGGTCTTTATGCGCGGGGTAATGCTGTATAAACGACCCTTAAAATTTCTCGTCCTATGGACCGATTTCGTCGTTGGTCCTGCCGTCGTTGTTCGTGCTTTTTCTAAAATTTCCTTTAATTTCTCAACCTCCTTGTTGTTTTTGATGTTTTCGAATACCTCCATAAGTTTCAATTGATATATTGTGTTGTTATATTTTTATTGCTGGAAGAGCGTCGAAAATGTCGGATACGAAACAAGAATGAAAATAAAATACAATAAATATAATAATGTCTTCAACAGGTGGTGGTCTGAATTTAATACGCAAAGGAAACAACAATGTATTTTTGACAGGAAACCCGGTAAAGAGTTTTTTCAAAATTACCTATCTTCAACATACCGATTTTGGATTGCAAAAATTTCGAATTGATTACGATGGATTGAGGAATTTACGATTGACTGAATCTTCCACCTTTCGGTTCAAAGTACCTCGCAATGGTGACCTCATTATGGATACATATTTAGTGTTGACACTGCCCGACATATGGAGTCCCATTTATCATCCCTGCCAACAAACAGGAAATCAATGGTCGGCCTATGAATTTCGTTGGATTCGTGATATAGGGTTGCAAATGATAGAAGAAGTCGAAATAACGTGTGGGTCACAAATATTGCAACGATTCCCGGGGTCGTATTTGTCGGCAGTCATTCAACGCGATTTCACTGAAGAGAAGAAGAAATTGTACAATCGCATGAGTGGCAATGTACCCGAATTGTACGACCCCTCCAATTCACATGGACGTTCGAATGTCTATCCTTCGGCCTATTATACCAATCAAAGTGTTGGTGCGGAACCATCGATTCGGGGGAAAACTTTGTATATACCAATCAATGCTTGGTTTTCCCTCAATAGTTTTTGCGCCTTTCCTTTGGTGGCGTTGCAATACAACGAATTGTACATCAATATAACTCTTCGTCCCATTCAGGAATTGTTTCAAGTCCGTGATGTATGGGACCCCTTGAACAATTTTCCTTATGTTCAACCCGATTTTACGCAACCGCAATTCGCCATGTATCGGTTTTTGCAAACACCACCAGCCGTGTTGCTGAATTCGTCCAATTACTCCAATACTGTTGTCGATTGGAATGCCGATATTCATTTGGTCTCGACATATGCGTTTTTATCGAAACCGGAAATCGAAACATTTGCTCGACAAGACCAAATTTACCTAATCAAAGACGTCTACACATACAATTTTGAAAATATTGCAGGCAGCAATCGCGTCAAACTCTTGTCCAATGGGATGGTGTCTAGTTGGTTGTTTTATTTTCAGCGCAACGACGTCAATATGCGCAACGAATGGTCGAATTATACAAACTGGCCGTATCAACATTCGCAGCCAAGTAAAATTGTAGCGGCCCCCGAAGTCGACGACAACAGCAGTGTATTGATACCCTCTCACGACATTCTTCATGCCGGTCCGTTTCTCAACCCCAATGGACAAAACACGGGATATTTCATTACAGGAACATTCAATCCCGACAATCAACGAGAAATAATGCAAACAATGGCTATAGTGTTGGATGGGTCGTATCGCGAAAATACATTGGTCAATGGCATTTTCAACTACATTGAGAAATACGCGCGTACGGCAGGGAACGCCGCAGATTATATTTATTGTTATCAGTTTTGTTTGGACACCGACCCCCATCGCTATCAACCCTCCGGAGCCATCAATATGGCAAATTTTAGAAACATTGAATTGGAATTTACAACTTATTTACCATCCATCGACACTGCCAATTCATCATTCACGATTTTTTGTGATTCTTCTGGCAATCCCATCGGAGTCAACAAACAAAATTGGAAGTTGTACCAATACAATTACAATTTGGTCGTTCACGAAGAACGATACAATATATTGTCCATTATTTCGGGAAATGCGGGTCTCTTGTATGCACGTTGATTACGAAATAAAAACCCACGAAATGTAGAGTTTGTCCAGATGATTCCTGGTTTTCGTCGCGTCTTCGCCGTAAGCGCGATAAATGTCCTTGACGTGATAAAAACGTGCAAGGAACCCCAGGAACATAATGACGACAAGAGAGACTGTCAATCTTACATTGACCGGATTGGTCAAGATTTTATTGAAGAAAATATAACTGACCCAATTCAAAATCCCAACATACACTATCGTGTGAAACACTACAGAAACCACGAGGGGAAACAAAATGCTCGGTTGAAACAATTGCGGCAACGAGAGTCGGGGGTTGGTAGTGTCTAAATATAATTTTGAGAACATAATATATAATGTTTTTAGATTATTATTTGACATACAAACACAAGGTTATTATTTCTGTTGTGTGCAGTGGTCTCTGGATTTTTTTTCGAACTTCCGATTGTTATGCACTTATACCAAGAATGCATATATTTCCGGTCGTATTTGTCATGTTTTGGTGCTATTTCAATTATTACGAGCCATTGTTTTTGCCCATTGGATTGTTGATTTTGATTGTATATTCTCGGACCAAAAAAGTGAACTAACCGTGAACATTGTTGTCTGCGTGGCGGAAGATATTGTATACTTCGCGCGTGAACAAGGCGGTTTCTACAATGTCCTCGTGAATGTTGTGAACAATCGTAATGTAATGACACAAAATCATTGTAATTTTGTATTTTTCATCTTCCATCAAAATCGAAGTTTGTTCTACAAATTGAAACAAATAATAAAATATATCAATGACGGAATAACCGTAATCACACACACTATACAATATTTGAATGGCGCGTTTCAATTCGGTGCCCTCTTCTTGAGTGGTCGTCGTTTTCAGCAATAAAAAATACGTTTCGAACAATTCCATTGATATCGTGGAACAAAGTGTTCTCGACAGTTCCAAATCAATCGTTTGTCCGGGTTGCGATTGCGTGTAAATTTTTATTTTTTCTAGATGCTTCAAAATGCACCTTATGGATGTTCCCGAAACGAATGAAATGTAGTCTTTGGCTTCTGTCGTCAACCGCAATTGTTCCTGCTCCAACACCCGTTCCATGAACAATTTCAAATTTTCGGGAGACGGAGCATGTATTCGTATCATATGCACGCGGGATTGTATATTCTCAATGATTTTCTGCTTGTTTGAGCCCGCCAACAAAAAACATACGTTGTTCTTGTAACGGTCGATGTAATCACAAAACACTTGCTGGTTTTGTTGATTGATCATGTCAATGTCATCTATAATTATCATTTTTTTTCGGTTTTTTATAGTACTTTTGGATTTGCAAAATGTTTGCATTTCGTTGCGGAAAAAGTGTATTCCTTGTTCTTTGAGATTGTTTACATACAACACGTTCTGGTTGTTGTACAATTCCTCGCCATAGTATTCTTGTATCATGGTCATCAACAGCCATGTTTTCCCGGTATTGGAATCACCCAAAAACAAGACATTGAGTTCGTCAATTTCTTTCAACAATGTCAATGTCTCTCCAATGGACGGGTCAAAGAAAAAATCTCCGATTTTGCGCGGCTTGTATTTCACTGAAAATAATTCTTGAAACATTATAGACTATCAAGATGAATCGTGTCTATAATGTTTTTTTGTTTAGGAGGAGGACGAATTTCGTGCAAACAACCATCGTTTTTCAATGTCCAGCATAAGATGGTTGTAATCCACCACACGTTTTTCAATGTCACTGTAATTTTGGTATTGTGTCACCGTGGCTGGAACAATCATGAACCAATTGTCTACTGGCTGCAATTGTTTCCAACCAATATCAATGGCGATGCGTCCATCCCCCTCCATCATTTTGGTCGCCGTATTGCGAAAATTGTTCAATAATTTGTTGTAATAATGTCGGCGTACAATGTAACCCGTAGTAGTTTGGCAGTTCAACACGCGAATGCAACAATCGATATGGGGGGCGCGCAAAAATGGTGGGCATACATTTCCACCTAGAATCAGGACATCCCACTCCAACGAAAGAGTATCAAATTTACTTATATTTTGCAACAATAATTCGGGATTGGTGAATGTAATGTCGTCTTCGCACACAAACACGTGTTCGTAATCCTGTTGTATGGCGATTTCCAAACATTGTATGTGGCTCAAGGTACAACCAAGAGAACCACGTGGATGCTTGAATGCACGAACACGCACGGCGTCATGAATACCAATTTTGCCCAATTCTGCAACTACATGTTCTTGCCGGTCGGTTCGTTCGTCCAAATTGATGAAGAGAGTATGTTCAAACAATTTCATTTCGTTGGTTTGATTTGGTTGTTGTGTTTATTCTATTTATTGTTAACGGGTCCGGGTCGCGGGGTTCGAAGTATGGCATCTCGAGCCCTGAGGTTTTGCAACACTATAGTGTAAGGTAAAAAATCTCTTAGGTGGATGAAATCGAAATTTTTTACAAATTTCGCAAGTGTGTCTTCATGGATTGGTTCCCTTCCTAACACATCGTAATTGATGTCTTCGTCAACTGGGTCCGGTTGTTTTTCCATGTGTTTAATTGTGTTTTGTAATTGTTTCAATATCGACGGCACGGGATAGTGTGACATTATAAAATCGCGGAATTCGGGATGCTCGTCCCATAGTTGTCCCTCCGGATTCATGTGAACACTATAGACAATTTGCCAAACGCAAATGAAATAAATTGGGATCGTGAGGACCAAATAACTGTATTTGGATTGCAACTCTTTTACGAAAACTATTGTTTTTGCAATTGTTTCAATGTCATTGAAATCGTTCGAATTTGAAACAGTGAGAATGTAATTTTTGGGCATGTTCAATTTAATATCTTCGTTGCTTTCAAGTTGATATCTTAAAAAACCAATCAACAATTCTGCAATTTCTCGACTAATTATTCCCGATTGTTTTGTTACAGAGAACACGTGCATTTCCTTTAAAAATTGCATTTTTAACAAGTAACCAATGTCTATGGTGTTTTCGGGATTATTTGTATTGGGCGTATATCTCGTTTTTCCACTGACGCGCAAATACATTTCAATGTTGTTCTCGGTAACAATATCCAACAAGGGGAACCAGGTTTGATACGTGCGAGAATTGGCATTGGATGAAGAAGAAGATTGGTAAAATAGAATATTCGGTGTTATCCAAGGATGTCCATCCGTGGGGGTGGGCAAATACAACATAGGACGACGCGTATTGTTGTTGTTCCGGTCTACGTCAATAATATAAGGAAACAATTGTTGCTTTTTTGGGGCGGTAATTGTTTTTTTGGATGTTCGTTTTGCTGTATGTTTATTGCTGTGCTTCACAGTTTTTTTGCGAGAACGATTCACTTTTTCTTTCATGTATAATATATATTTTTATTTAAACCTTTTAACATTTCAAACGCCGATTA